TTACACATTTTTCTTCACATAGGTCAGTTCAATATCATATCCCAAAGCCTCAAGCATCTGCACAAAGGTCTTATTCACAACACCGTCCTGCTTTTTGATGATGCGGTTGACATACTGGCCTGTCGTTCCGATGGTTTCCGCAAGCTGTGCTTGGGTGGTCCCGTTCTCTATACATTTGACTTTTACATCTACTTCAATATTGTTCTTAATCATATATTTGCCGCTCCTGCTCGTAACCCTTGTTAGTTCTAACACAAATCAGATAATTTATTATACTACAGAACCCAACAAATTACAATGTTCGCAGATGAATCAACAATGAATTTTTTGTAACAAAAATACCCCGCCGAAGCGAGGTGCCAATAATCTGAACTGTATTTACCTGTGGATATCCACGCTTGTGCCGGATTTGAATTCCACGATAACTTTCTCATCATAGACCGTGATTTTCTCAATCAGCCTGCGAACCAACTGCTCATCGTATTCAGTGATGTCCTGCGTCTGCTCTGCGAGAAACTGCTGCATTTCACTGATTCGCTGTTTCATGCCTTCACGCTCTGCCCCCTCCACCTGGGCATTCTGCTTTGCCTCACGAAGACTATAAATCTCATCTACAAGGCTGTCATAGTTTCCTTTGGCATTTGCCACATTCAGCAGTTCTTTCTGCAATTCTTCCAGCCTTGCGTCAATCTCGTCAAGGGTAATACCATCTTTTCCCGTAAGCACCGCCTCTACATTTCGCTGCAGGATATCGTACATAGTATCCTTTTGGCCAAGTGCCATGTTAATGGCTCGAACCACAAGGTTTTGTAATTCTGATTCATGGATAGCATCGGCATTGCAGGATCCCGGACCATGTTCCACCCTGGTGCAGCAGCGCCACACGATAGATCGCTTTCCTCGGTTATTCCATACAACCCTGCGGTAGATGTCCCCGCATTTGGAACAGTACACGATGCTGGACAAGGCGTACTTGCTGCTATAAACACGTTTCTTTCTGTTCTGACCGCTGTGGAGATTGGCTCGTCTCACCATCTCTTCCTGCACCTGCATATAAAGTTCACGGGGAATAATGGCTTCGTGGCTGTTTTCTACATAATACTGTGGCACCAAGCCATTATTGGGAACACGCTTCTTTTCCAAGAAATCCACCGTGTAGGTCTTCTGAAGAAGGGCATCTCCGATGTATTTTTCGTTTTTGAGGATTTTCTGCAGGGTTTCTGCTCGCCATTTCTTTTTCCCGGCACCCGTCAAAATACCATCCGCTTCTAAACCTCTGCCGATCTGCTGCAAACTTGCACCTTCAAGGTACTCTCTGAAAATTCGTTTGACCACCTCCGCTTCATCGGGTTCGATAATCAACTGTCCCTTTTCATCTTTGGTATATCCAAGAAAACGGTTGTGGTTCACAGTAATCTGTCCCTGCTGATAACGGTACTGAAATCCCAACTTTACATTCTGTGATAAGGACTGGCTTTCCTGCTGTGCAAGACTCGCCATAATGGTAAGCAGTACCTCTCCCTTGGCATCCATCGTATTGATGTTTTCCTTCTCAAAATAAACGGGAATATTCTTTTCCTTAAGCTGTCTGATATATTTAAGGCAGTCTAAAGTATTTCTCGCAAATCGACTTATGGACTTGCTAACAATCATATCGATTTTGCCCGCCATAGCCTCATCAATCATGCGGTTGAACTCTTCTCGTTTTTTGGTATTGGTTCCGGATATTCCGTCATCAGCGAATATTCCGGCAAACTCCCATTCCGGATTCTTGCGAATATAATCCGTGTAATGCTCTACCTGTGCCTCATAACTGGTAGCCTGCTCATCACTATCGGTGGATACTCGGCAGTAGGCTGCTACACGGAGTTTCGGTATTTCAGATTCTTTTGCAGTGTTACCAACACGCCTACGTGCCGGAATCACCGTTATGTTTTTAACTGTTTCCATTAGAATTCATCTCACTTTCTATCAGACTATAGGCGTATTCAGCCTGCTCGTAAGGGTCATAGAAAACCTTTGTCTGTCGACCCATTGTAAAACACAGGGGAACGGCAGGCATTTCTTTGCCCTTCAGTTCTCTGACCCTGCCAAGCTGACTGGCTCTGGATTGTCTTTCTTCCTCGGCTTTGTCGAACAGTTCCTGATCAATAATGGCGGGGTAATAATCATCCCCAAGATAACGGGTATTTCGAAGCATCCTTCCGGCACTGCCGTGAAAAATCTTTAGCCCCACATTTTCTGCAGCAACCTTTAGTGCCTTACCGGAAATGTACTCTTCAAAAAAGCTTCTGACCTGTTCCGCCTGTACCTCATCGACAACAGCCTTTCCGTCTACAATGCGATATCCATATGGGGTATGTGCTGCCATTTAGTTCACCAACCTTTCCGTTAGATTCAATCCGCATTTTAGGTGGAACACAATCTTTGTCCTGGACTCCACCGTGATGCTTTCCACATAGGCAAGGAAGGTTTCATCCTCGAATGCCGTCAGCATCACGCCCTTGGTTGTAAAAGCCATCAATTTTTGCAGTTCCTTAATTCGTGTCTTGTCACCGCCAACGAAATTAACCAACTTTTCTTTTTCTGCCCGTAGCTTTTGTTCTTCCATAACAAGAGCGGCATTTTCTTTATTGAATACAGCAGGTTCTAATACCCCTGTTGCCATTAGGCTTGTAAGAATCTGTTTTCGGTCGGTGTTTCCTTCAATGCAGATATCTAATTCCTGAATACGAAGCAGTCGGTCTTTGTCATCCATCCCTCGCAGTGTTCGCAGTAGCGGCTTCAATATCACTTGGTGACCGTAGGTCAGCTTATTCATCATGGTCAGAAAAGCCAGCTTAATGCTCTCATCAGAAATATAGAGCATGGAGCATTCTTTCTTGTTTTCCAGGTGCTTTCCGCAAGTCCAAGCCACATAATTGCCGCTTGGCTTATAATGCTGCCTGCGCTTAAAAGTAGTACCGCATTCACCACATTTGATTTTGCCGGAAAAACAATAACGGTTCTGATATCGATAGGCATCTGTGCCGTTGCCTTTCTCCATTGCTCTCTGGTCAAGCACTGCACGTACCTTTTCAAAATCCTCATGGCTAATAATCGGCTCATGATGGTTCTCGCAAAGGAAACGGTCACGCTCACCATAATTGATGTGGCGGTTAAAACTGCTGTCACTGTAGGTCTTTTGAAAAATCACATCACCTGTGTATTTTTCGTTAGTAAGAATGGCTTTCACAGTGCCCGCACTCCATTTACCGTTCTTTTTTGTCTTGATGCCACGGTCATTCAATTCCCTGGCTATCGCATGAGTTCCTTTACCTGCAAGGCAGGCTGCAAAAATCTCTTTTACAATCTCTGCCTGCTCCGGCACAATAACCATCGTACCGTTATCGTTTTCATATCCATATGGTGGATATGAAATGATAAAGGTGCCGTTCTGAAAGCGTTTCTGCACCGACCATTTGCTATTTTCGGAAATGGATACCGACTCGCTTTCTGCCAGACTGCTCAAAATGGAAAGCATCAGTTCACTCTCCATTGAACCCGTGTTAATATTCTCCTTCTCGAAGAAAATGGAAATGCCCAAATCCGTCAGCTTTCGAACCATTTCCAGGCAGTCCGTTGTATTTCGCGCAAATCGGCTGATAGACTTGGTAATGATGAACTCTATCTTGCCGTCCTCACAATCGGCAATCATAGAAAGAAGTCCGGCACGGATATCCTTCTTCGTGCCTGTGATACCTTCGTCATAATACAGACCCACATACTCCCATTCATCATTGGAACGGATGTAACTATCATAATGGGCCTTTTGTGCTTCAAGGCTGATAAGCTGCTCATCACTTGCCGTAGATACTCGGCAGTAGGCAGCAACCTTCAATTTTTTCTTCTCAGCCAGGGGTTCATTTGTCCCGATTTTTGTTATCTTTTTCATCAACTCACCTCACTTTTTGGGCAGTGACATATTCCCGTACTATCGCAGAAATAGCAAGTCATTTAGCCCATAATCTCCGCCAGAAACGGTGAGAAAGTTTTGCGGTTTACAGCCGATATTTTGTGGAATTCATTCACAGAAATCATACCGAACATAAACATGGTTTCCAACACTTTCTGTGCCCTGTAATAGTCAAAATCTCGCTGCAATTCTTCCTGTGTAATCTCATGTGCCACGGCATTCGGCATCTTAAAGTTTTCTATTTTTTGTACTTCCATTTCGATTCCTCCAATCTTTAAAACAGTGGAAATGTTCCCTCTGCCTATATGCGAAAAGACAGGCTGAATCGAACCCCCTTAAAGGCAAAAAAATAATACCTGCCCACACTCCGAAGAATGCAGGCAGGCAAGATGCTCTGTTCCTAATGTTACTTTAAGAGTTCATTTACTTTTTTCTGTACCACTTTCCAATCATATCCTTCAGCAGACAGTTTTTTCTTTCGTTCTTCACCGTTACTCCATTTGCCGTCAATGACTTCTTTTGCAATTTCGTCTACTGACTTCTTTTTGCCATATCCGTTAAAGCCGCCATTTTTGATAATAGATGGATAGTTTTTATAGCAGTAATTCATATCGCAGTTTCCACTTATTCCGTTTACCTTTCCTTTTGAAGAATACTGCCACATACCATAATCACCTTTATATCTGCACTTGCTGTTATATTCCGCAACCCAAAGTGCATATTTTTTTGCAGTGCTTTCCGAAATAAATCTCTCTAACGGTGAGCGTGAAATATAAAGTCCGGCAAAATACCCGTTTTTCTCAAGTTCACCGCAGAAGGTATTTACAATGCTGTCACAAAAAGTTCTGCCTTTTGAAAACTGTTTCTGCTCCTCCAAATCAAAATACACAGGGTATTCAAATTGCTTCCCTTTTATGACGGACAGACAGGCTTTTGCTTCTTCCCTTGCCTCATCAGCCGACACCGCATAGGAATACCAGTACGCACCGACAGCAAGACCTGCGGCTTTTGCCTTACGATAGTTTTCTTCAAAATACTTATCCTTCTGCGAGGATAGCTTTCCGTATCCGGCTCGGATAATTACAAAACTGATACCGCTGTCTTTTACTTTTTGAAAGTCAATATTTCCTTGCCACTTAGAAACATCAATACCCTTTATCATTTTCTTTCCTCCTTTTCCGCTCTGTCATGGAGCTGTTCCAACACCGTCTTTATCTTCTCCGGCACAGGCAGTCCCAAATGGGCAGCATTTTCCAGAAGGCTCACACCTTCATTGGAAATATAGAAGAAAATCACCGCTGTCCTCAAGACACTGCCTGTCCCAATGATGTCTGCATCCAGTATATTTGCAATGCCCACCAACATAAAAATCAGTACCTTGCGGCAGATACCACGAAACCCAACTTCACTGGAAAGTGTATGGTCATTGACGGCACACATAACCCCTGTAATGTAGTCGATCACCACAAAGGCAAGCAGTGCATAAAGAAGTCCGTCACATCCTCCTAAAAAATATCCAAGCCAACCTCCAAGTGCCGAAATTATAAGCTGAATCATATCCCAAAAATCTTTCATTTTCATTCCTCCCAACTAAAAAAAGACGGTCATTCCGTCTTATATCCATTTAAATCATATCCTCGTTTCTGAAGTAATTTCTTTACTGCAGTAAGCTGTGTTTTCGGCACAGGTTTTACGGTTTTGTTATTCTCATCACAAGTTCTTCTTTGATTAATTACAAGCTGAAAATACATCTCCGTCATTTTAGTTCCCTCCCGTCAATGTTTCATAAAAGTCTGCCAAAGACTCCATTAAAGTCAAGTTATTTTGCTCCTGATGTTCATACATATCCGCCTGCATTTCCATAATGGCAAGTTCTGCATCATTTGGCTGATAAGCAGGAAGGGCTTCCTTTTTTTCAGGAACGGTAAAGTATCCGTCCGTTACAGAATATTCCACACCGTTATAAAGATAGGTTTTACAATCCGTAAAAAGCATATATTCTCCCGTTTCCATGTCAAATCGTTTCACTGCAAATTTTTCTTTTTCTATCGGCTCGGCAACAACCACCGACCCATAATGAACCCAGTCCGTCATTTCTTTAGCCTTATACCAGATTTCCGTTTCATTTCTTACTTCAAACATCAAATCACCTTCCTTGATATGTAACGGTTACGGAATGAATGTAATAGCTTTTTGAACCCGAATAGTATTCCACAAGCTGTACCTGTTCTCCGGCTGTGCAGTACATACTGAAGGTTTTGGATACGGTAGCGGATGTGCTTGTCTGAATTGTGCCGATACACGGCATAAGGTAAAATAGCGTACTGCCTCGGTCTGAAATATAATCACCCCAAGATACAGAGGATGTATCTGTTTTGCTTACATAGCTGGCACTGTTTACCGATGAGGCATCATAAGACGCATTTTGGTCAATGGTTCTTCCGCCCACATAACTGTAGTTATTGCTTGTAGCATTATAGCAATAAGACGCCGTTGCGGTGATAATTTTTCTTACCTCAATATTTGCGGAATAGCTTTGTGCATTTGATGTCACTGTAACTTTATAAACACCGCTGACAGGAGCGACAAACTTTGCAATACAGATATATCTGTCAGAATAGGTAGCGGATGTTATCGAACCCGAGTAAACTGTTATTCCCGTACCTGTCTGGCTTGCCTGCCGTTGGGAAATGAGATAACTAAGTTTTTGGCTAAGAACTCCCGTACTGCTTGCACTGTTGTTGGTAATGGTGTAGGAGCGGATGTTGTCAAGGTATCCTGCTCTTGCCGCTGTCCAAGAGGAAAGCAGTGCATTTAGTTTGCCCATAACCGTTCCCGCTGTGGCACTTCCGCCTGTGGCATTGGCTGATCCAATCAATGTGCTGATGATATAGCTTAATTTCTGGCTTAATGTTCCGCTTGAGTTTGCCGAAGTGCTTGCTGAGGTATTGGAAATAACGGCATTTAGTTTGCCGTTTACCGTTCCGTCAGTCGCAGTTCCGCCTGTATCATTTTTCTTTCCGATTAGTTTTTTCAGTGTTGCAAATACTGCTGTATCCATGTTTTTCCTCCTTTCAGTTTTGGCTGACAATGCTTGTAATCACATCATCTGTAATGGTTGTTGCCGTTGTGCTGTTTAAAAGTACATGATTGCCGTCAGAATCCCATGCCTTGGTTACACAGCGGATAACCGTATCTCCGATATTAGTGATTCGTTCTGCAATTTTCACTTCATTTAACACCATGGTTTCCGTAATGACCGTATCGGTGATGTTTGATGTCACCGTTGCCCCAATACGATAGGCGATATTGTCAAAGTCAAATGTCTGTAATTGAGAAATATCATTCAGCACACCCTGATACCATTCATTGATACTGCTTTGCAGATGTGAAAACTCTTTCTGCTGATTTGCAAGCTGTGCATTTGTTTTATTCTCCTGTGCCGTAAACCGGGTATTCATTTTTTCCTGCACTTCATCGCTGAACTGCTGATAGGCCTTGCTGTATGCAGTAAAATAGTCGCTTGCCGTAAAGCCTGTCAGTGTACAGTACACGCCGACTCTTTCATCGGTGATGTTATACTGCGTCAGGCTTACTGCACCCGATGCGATATAGATGGTGGCAAGAGGAATTTCAAAACGGTCAGCGGTCTGTGTAAGGTTTGGTATGGTTGGATTGGCGGAAGGCGTTCCTTCCAAAACATAAACACCGCAGATTCTGTTTACAAAGTCCGCTCTTGCCACCACTCGGTCATATCTGCCATAGTTGATATTACCTGTTGTAAGCAAGATATTTTCATCCTCATCATTGGCATAGAATCTGCCATTGATGAAGAATGAACCTGCCGCAACCGTGATATACATATTTCCGTTTAAGGCTGTCACCTGTAAGCCAGTAGAGTCTGCACCGTAAACACCATTTGAGAACAACTTGCTGAAATACAGTGCAAACTGCTCACTGGTATAGGTTCTGTCATAATTTCCATCACTGTCCATCACAGCATCAAAAGGAAAATAGGTTATACTCATCCAAACACCTCATTTCTTTGTAAAAATCGTGGGAATGGCATCCCCGTAGGTAATCTCCATTTCATAGGTCTTTTCATAAAAATGCGTTACTTTCTCTATAGGCTTTGCCAAGGCAAGACCGCTGTCCGTATCCGTTAAAAGCACCGTATCCCCAAGAAAGTAGTCTTTGTTATATTGATACTGCTCGGAGTTAAGAATGACAAATTCCGCACCTGTGGTTTTTGATTTTTCCTTCAGTCCTTCCAATAAATCCTCAACTGAACTGCCTTTCTCTACATACTCTCTGCGGAGAAGTCCTTCTGATTCCGTTTCACCATAGGCGGTGTAGCTTTCTGCTTCCGTTTCCGTTTGCTCGGTATAGAGATATGCCACATTTTTATAGTCCGAGGTTTCCTCATAAATATCTGTTTCGGAAATGTTGTTGAACTTATCTCCGAAAATCACTGTACTGCTCCTGTCGGAAACAGGCACGCAACAAAACACAAGCTTCTTCCCTTGAATGTCATACTCAAGCCGGAAACCGAAACCACCTAATTTGCTGATGAATTTCAAAATACTCAGACAGTCATTTGCCTCATATATGCGTTTTACTGTGTTTTTTTGAGACAGTCCAAGTCTTTTAAATGTGAAATTTGGGATTGTGCGTTTCTTGTCTGTTGGAGAAATAAAATTTCCCTGTATCAGACGGATACAGGCGTCCTCATAGGTTTCACCCACTGGCACTTCAAAGCCTTTGACGCACCGCCAAGAAAGAACGGACGTAATGTGTCTGCCTGTGATTTCGTATTTCCTCAAATCCTTGCTGTCGGTTTTATGCTTGTTTTCTGCCAAGTAAGCGTTATTTCCAACTACAAGAACATCCTCCGTAACCTTTATGTTTTTATAAACCTCGTTATCTGTAAAAGATAACTGAATATCTCCCACATCTCGAATACACTCCGAAAACTGAATACTGCTGTAAAACTGGAGAATGTCCTTCAGCGTAAAATCAGAATAAATATCAACTCTCAAAAAATCACCTCTGTAAAAAACTGCTGTATTTTTAAGTCATTACAACACCAACGGATTGTAGTTAAAATAAACCTCCAGATTGGTCACATTTTCCTCCGCACCGTATTCAATCTCGTTTTCTCCTACAAAGAACTTAAAAAAGCTGCTTTGGGTTGCATTTAAAACAGAAAAATCCTTACTGCCGTTCTTATAGATAATCGGCTGTTGCTTTGTAAAATCGATAAGCAATTCATCGCCCTTAGCCATTTCAGCCGTAAAATACACGCCTTCACCTGTTTTTCGGTTGATGATATACGGATTTAACACCGAGCCGAAGGAGGATACAAACCGTACCGTCCATCCACTGTCGGCATCTCCGGTATTATTGATTTTCGTTACAAGCTGTGCCGCCTTTACTCCGAAAAGGGTGTAGGGCGTGAAATACTGCGGAAAGACAAAGGAAGGAGTCATGCTTGCAAGATTGTCTGTTATGGTCTGCTCCTTCCAATAGGTGCCATAGCAGATTAGTTCTGTTTCAATACTGCCTTTTCCACCCGAATAAGAAAATACAGGTATGCTCTTGGGATAACATGAAATGGACTTTATATAACTGCCGTCAGAATATTTCAGCAAGCCTTCCGTTTTAGGATTAAACACGCTTTTGATATGCTTTTCAAACAAACGGTAGTTGCTGTCAGACTGAAACACTGCCTTGATGGTAATTTCTCTTGGTTCTAAATCAAGGTTTTGCAGTGTTTCTCCGTCCTGTCCGCTGTTTTTGTCGGTATAAAAAGAAGCATCCACATCTTCCTCAAATGCTGTCGGTATCAGATTTGAGAAAAATGAGATGCTTATGCTTTGGTTTGTTGCCGTATTGGTATAGATTAGGTTTTCTGTAGCTTTCATTTCATCACACTCCCGTAAAGCCAAGCCTTCTGAATGTTCTCTGCAATTCCTTTTGTTCCTTTCGTGCGGTGTTCTCCGAGGAATTGTAAAAATTCTGTGTTACGGAAACATTGGTATCTCCGCTTTTATTTGTAGTATTATTCTGATAAGTTTTGTTTTCCTGTGCCGTCAGAACTCGTTCGCCCTTATGGAGAATGGCTTTATACCCATCAAAAGGAACATAGTCCAGACCTCCTGCATGAGAGCCGTCTGCACCTTCACTCATTTCCCGATTCGCCGACCGCCAAAAGGCAAGCTTTTCCTTCAGCCAGTCAATGGTATCCGTTACCCAATCTTTCAAACTTCTCCAAATCTCCTTCATGCCGTTCCAAAGACTGTCAAAGGCATTGCATCCTGCATTATAAAAAGAAGAGCCCATATTTACTAAAGATGTTACCAGTTCATTGAACTTGTTTACTGCATTTGTTTTGATTTCCGTTACCTTCTGCAAAACTGCTGTTTTAATGGTATTCCATACAGATACAAGCTTTGGATAAAGAACATTTGTAATGAGATTTAAAATGCCGTCCTTCAAAACAACAAATAAACTAACCACACCATCCTTTAAAACAGTAACGATATTTGTAATGTCACTGCTGATGTTTTCCCAGTTTCCGCTGAAAATATCGGCAAAGAGCTGTGTTGCAGCAACAATTAAGTTCAGTGCTGTTTCCACAATGACCTTCACAGCGTCCCATACAAATGAAAAGTTCGTCTGTATCTCCGTTAATACGGTACTTAAAATTTCCTTTATGCTGTTCCAGATGATTTGGATGTTATTCCGAAAATCCTCATTGTTTTTATATAAGTCAGCAACAATCAAAATCAGTGCCGTTACTGCGGCAACTATTGCGGCGATTGGTGCAAGGGGCAATGCAAGTCCTGCGGAGAAGGAAGAAACAGCCGTCACCGCCGTACTGAACATTGGTGCAAGAGAACCAATACTTGTCATCAACGTTCCCAACACAACAAGCAAAGGGCCTGCGGCGGCAATCAGTGTACCGATAACAACAATCACCGTTTGTATGCCTGTGGGGAGGGAAGAAACCCATTCACATAATTTTTGTATTCCGCTTGTAACTGCGTCTATGGCAGGAGAGAAGGTATCCAGAATCACACCACCAAGAATAATAAATGTATTTTTCACCGCATTGACTGCTTTGTTGATTTTAGAACTGTTGGTCTGAAGCTTTTCAAAAGCACTTTCCGTTGCACCTGTGCTTTCACGCATTTGAGCAAGAGTGCCGTTGAAGTCCTCGGCACTGTCACCCAAAAGAATCAAGCCTGCCTTGCCTGCCTCGGCACTGCTCCATAAATCACCAAAGGAAAGATTCTGCTCATCGGCAGATTCCTTCAATATGGAAAGTACATCTGCAAGGCTTGCTCCGTTTTCCATCAGCTCCGCAAAGCTTTTGCCTGTCTTTTCCTTTAAAATATCGGATACCGTTGTACCTCTTTTTCCAAGTTCATTCAGCATGGAGTTCATATAGGTGGTGCTTTCCGCTGTGGCAACACCGTTTGCCGTCATTTTGGCATAACCTGCACAAAGCTGATCCAACTGCACATGATAAGCATTGGCAGTAGGGATAACCTTGCCCATGGAAGAAGATAATTCCGCTACAGTTGTTTTGCCAAGGTTCTGTGTCTGAATCAGCATATCGGAAACATTTGTAACCTCCGATGCTTCCATACCGTAAGCATTCAAAATGGTTGTCAGTACATCCAAAGCCGCACCGGCATCGGCAAAGCCTGCCTTTGCAAGTTTAGTGGAATTAGTTACGAAGTTTACCGCATCACCGGTTTTCTGACCTGCGGAGATGGCATTGTATACATTGTCTGCGATTTCACTGGCAGAAATGCCTGTCTGAGAAGATAGAGAAAGTATCTGTGAACGCAGTTCATCAAGGGGAACTTCCGTAGTGTCGGCAATGGTGCTGACCTTTGCCATGGCGTCCTCAAAATTCACAGCCGATACAGCCGCCGCAGTACCGATTCCCGCAACAGCAGCAGATACAGGCATAACGGCTTTTCCTGCCGCTGTCAGCTTTCCGCCTGTTTCCTTCATTTTCTCACCAAAGGAATTGATTGTGACATTAGACCTTGCCACATCCTTTTCCAGCTCTCTCAGCTGATTTTCCGTTGTAATCAGTTCTCTGCGGAAGGCATCATACTTTCCTTGGTCGATTTCACCGTTTCGGTACTGCTCCTCAACCTGTTCCTGTGCGTCCTTTAATGTCTGGAGTTTTTTTCTTGTTTCGTCTGCCTTTTCAGTAAGCAGTCTGTATTTTTGTGCCAATAGGTCCGTATTGGACGGGTCAAGCTTTAATGCTTTCTGCACCTCATTCAGCTGTTTCTGTGTTGTGCTGATGGAACGGTTGGCACTGCTCATGGCCTTGCTTAAATCCGTTGTATCTGCACCGATTCTTACAATAATTCCTTTTATGTCATTGGCCATGCGTTCACCTCCTTTATGGTATGAAAAAAGCACCTGCGGCAACAAGTGCTGAAAAACAAAGTTTTATCCAAATACTTCCTTCAATCTTTTTATATCTGGCTTGGTCTGTGTCATCAGATAAGCGTTTTTCAAATACCTTCGTCCTTTTTCGCTTTGCTCACAGTTGAATATAAAGGAATCTCTACGGTATATCAGCCATTCATCAAGCGGGAGTGCTTTCACTTTAGTAATTGGAATATTGCAGTAATCTGCTATCATTTTGTTGCTGTAGCTGTAAATCTCCCAGTGAAATGCCCCATTATCCTCCATTGGATAATAGGGCAGCATTAGTTTGGGTCTTTTTGAATGGAAAGTACAAAATCCATATATTCGTTTGCAATAAAGTCTTGGATTTCCTCTACATCATAGCTTAAAACATCATTTCGGCTTACTTTAAAGCCGTTTTTATTTTGGTTTAAAAGTTGCTGAAATACGGAATAAATGTTTTTCACAGTCTCGGTTTCTTCAGCCGCCTGCATTTCGGAGATGGCCTCCAACACATATCCGTTTGGCGGAAGGAGAACAATGACCTTTCCGTTTTTCAGCTTTACAGGCAGTGTTTTTTGCTTTGGTTTTGTAAAATCATACATGGCAATTCTCCTTTATTCTTCTGTGTTTTCTGCACCGACACCCCAGTTGATTAAAAGCTTATGACCTTTGCTGTCAAGCTTTTCAGTTGCCTTAAAATCAAGGTCACAGACAGTCATGCTGTCCTTCTTTCTCTCAAGAGTAAAGCCGCCTTCCAACTGACCGATAATCATAGCAGACATACTTTCATCTGCAGCAGCGAATACAACTGCGTAGTATTTATCCTTAAAGTTTTTAATGCCGCCAATATAAATATTAGAACTGCTGTCGGTACTGTCTGTGGAAATTTCCGAGTTGGGTGCCATAATGCCGAAGGTATCCGGCATAAATGTACCGATACTGCCTTTAATGCCAATGTCCTCACCGGATAAAATCTTTCTTGTGATTTCTTCCATATCGTCCTTATAGGTATCAATGGTAGGTGTATAATAAATGGACGCACCGCCGGAAAGATAGCCTTTTCGGTTTTCTTCTACGGCAATCTCCGATATTTTTGGAATGGCACTGCCTTTTTCGTATTCCTTGATATACATATATCCTGAGCCAATGGCAATGTCCTCCGTCTGTTTTTGTGCTGTTTCGGGTATCTTCATGTTTTTCACACTCCAATCTTTTTATAAGTGCTGATGGAATAGTAGGTTACATATAAATCTGCATCATCAAGCCATACCGTTTCCGAAGAAAAAGGAATGCCTGTCTCATTTAGCAGACATTCTAGTTTTTGTTCGGATTGTATATCCTTCTTTGTTGTATACAGTTCTACGCTGTAATCATAGCGGTACAGGTTGTTCCTGTTGTCACAGCCTTCTGCTTTCTTATCACTTAGAAAGCAGAGAAAAGGTGGTTTTTGATTGTCGGGAAAATGACTGTAAGCAACCGGAAGTCCTGTTTTATCCAAAAACGCTTTCATTTCTTTTTCATCCATTTTGCAGAACCTCCCTAATTCGCCGTTCTACGGTTTCCTTTGCCTTTTCTTCATTTGGCTTAATATGCGGATAAGCGGCGGTTCTTCCACCTTTGGTATGTACCTGTTTTTGTTTGCCTTTTGTTGTGCCGACAAAATTTTGATGTCCTTTTTCCAGAAGATGTGTCAAATGTCCTTGGGTGTTATAAACCTCATACTGAACATAGCCGTTTCTTTCAATTTTCTTTATTTTCCAGCTTTTTGCGTACTTTCTTCGGTTGCCCTTAGGACTGTCTTTTTTCAAATTTTCTTTGAGAATTTCACTTTCTTCCTTGCAGACCTCGGTTATTTTTTCTGATGCTTCCTCGGTGTACTGCTTTATACAGTTTAAAATTTCATTCGTCATTTCCTGTACCGATACTTCCATAGGATTCCTCCGATTCTGCTTTTATTTTTACTGTTTTGCCGTCATAGTCTGCAAAGCCGACTTGAAGTATGTTGTAGGTTTTACCACGGAACACAATGCGGTAATCCACAGCAGAAATCTCTGAAAGCTGTTTGCAAAAACGAACAGCAAAGGATACGGAGTGCTGCTCCTCTGTATCACCTTTCTGTCGTTCCTTTCCGCCTGTAGTCTTAATAGACGCAAAGCAGGAATAAAAATCCTGCCACTGCCGAAGTACATTTCCCACATCGTCTGTTTGTGTATTTCCTTTTTGAATTAAAATCCGCTGATTTAGCTTTGAAATATCCATCAGAATCCTTCCTTTCTGATGCCGAAAAGCAGGGAACGCAGAGAAAGTGTCAGTTCCTTGTAGTTGGCATTTTCTCTGTGTTCATAAAGATACGCAACGGCATACATGACGGCTATCTTAGAAGATGGAATCGCACCAAGTTCATCCAAAGATAATCTGGCTATATCTGCACAGAGATTCTGCCCGGTTGTGATGAAGTTCTCGATAAGTGCATCATCATCATCAAAGTCCACACGAAGGTAACCCTTCATCTCATCAAGATTTACAATCATTTCTATCACCACCTAATAATCTGTGACACCTTATGACTGGCATTCCCTATATCTATATATAGGCTTTATTTTTTATCCCTATAGAAAAGGATAGTAAATAGCCGTCATAGGGTGTCACACTTAATTATTCTTAACCCTTAGCACTTGCGGTTTCTTCCTTAAGCTTTAAGATTTTTACTGCTTCAGGAAGGATAAGCTTACCATCGACTCTTTCTTTTGCAACATAACCTACCATGCCGTTACCAGCGAAAAGTTCACGCAGTTCTGCAAAAGAACGAGAACCACGGTCACCGATGTTATAGTAGCTGTAATCACCGAATGCAATGGCATTCGCAGGAGCAAAAGAAGAAGTATGCACAGCATAGCCAAGCACTCTGTCAGGGTCTCCTTCCTTGTAAGAAGGCTGCCAGATGTAGGCTCCGTTGTTATCCTTAAGCTTCCTAATAGAAGCAAGTGTTGCATCATTCATGATGAAAGAGGCATTCTTACGATAAGGTCTCTTAAGACCGTATACCAAATCAATAAGGTCATCGGACTTGATGGCTGCAGTAAGTGTTGCTGCAATCTGACCACCACCGTTTGCTGCGAAGATACCAGTAGGCTTTCCAGTTCCGTTACCGTTAAGGAAGGCATCCTCTTCGGCATTTGCTAAAGCCTTACCGAACTGAGTGATGATGTAGTTTTCAAGACCAAAGGCATTGTCATAAAGCAATTCTTCAGTAACCTTGATTGCTACATGAAGCTTGTAGGCATCAAGATAGATCTGGTCGAATGTTGCATCACCAAAAGACAACGCACCGCCTTCCTCAATCCATGCGGCGGCAGGCTTTGTTGCCGCAATATTGATTTTGTGTTCGCCGGAGGTGGTAATGACACGACCAAGCTTTCTCATGATGTTTTCTTCTTCCAAGGTATCAATCAAACGGCTGTCATACTCCTCCGGAACAAGATAACCGCCGTCAGCATCCACGCCTTCCTGCAGAATGTCGGATACCTGACGGAAGTTGGTACGAAGTGCCGTAAGCATACCGTTTTTGTAGGCATCAGACGCTCGGACTGTTTTCTTCTTTTCTTTGCCGTCTGCGGTCATAGGCTTTGTGACAATAGGTGTACTCACAGGCTTATTCATTTCCTTTTCCATTGCATCCATTTGCTCCATACGTTCAATTTCGGCACTGTAATCCTTAATTTTCTTTTCCATCTCGGCATATGCTTTTGCGTCCTCCGCAGAAAGCAGACCGTCCTTGTCTCGTCTGCTCTCTACAAATGCCTTTGCACCTTCCCATGCCTTATTTCTGAGTTCTCTCAATTCTAAAATCGTCATACTTCTTACCTCCAGTTTTTGATTAAATCCAAGCGTTCCATAAGGGAATCTGCCGTTGTTTTCGGTTTCTGCTCAATTCTGCATTTTGCGGCAATTTTATCCATCAAATGATTTGTAACAGCAGTGCGGGAATATACGTTGCTGACCTGTGGCACTTCCATATTTTCGGTATCAATCGAGCGTTTCATAATCTCATCCGCAAATCCAAGTTCAACAGCCATGTTTGCGTTCATCCAAGTTTCCGCATCCATAAGATGAGAAAGCTTTGCTCTGCTCATGCCTGTTTTGATTTCATAAGCGTTGATGATAGACTCTTTCACTTCATCCAACATAGAAATAGCCTTCTGAATTTCCGAAGAATCACCAAATGCCATTGTTGCGGGGTTATGTATCATCATCATGGAAACAGGCGATACCAAAACCTTGTTGCCTGCCATGGCAATCACGCTTGCGGCACTGGCGGCTATGCCGTCAATCTTGACGGTAACATTGCCCGGATATTCCATCATCATGTTGTAAATCTGTGCCGCCGCCACACAGTCACCGCCCGGTGAGTTAATCCATACAGTAATATCACCGCTTCCGCTGTTTAATTCGTCCTTAAAAAGCTGTGGTGTAACATCATCGTCAAACCAACTCTCTTCTGCGATTGTGCCGTTCAGAAACAGTGTTCGTTCCATTGTTTCCGTCTGTGTTTCCTGATTCGTCACTGTCCTGTTCTTCCAGTTCCAGAACTTCTTCATCGTTCTTGTCCTCCTTTCTTTCAGCAGTAGTTGTTGCAAAAATGCCTGCATCGGCAAGCTTTGTCATGTTTCCGTTGATGAGATAAAGGTCACCGCCGTCCTCGGCAGGAATACGGTCAAGATTTTCAAGTTCTCTGATGTCATTTGTACTCATCCAACCGTTCTGTCTTGCTGTGGCATATCCGCTCATACGGCTCTGATAGTCACCACGCAGTAATCCGTCTACGTTAAACTTGATAAAATACTGAGCTTTGTCACTTGGAGAAATCAGCACCCTTGCCATTGACTGCTCCCATCGGACAAGCCAGGGTTCCAGGGTGTATTTCACAAATTCCAGCGACTGCTGCTCAATATTAGAAAAGCTCGACTTTTCGAGATCACCGACCATGTGCGGCGGTACTCTGAAAATTCGAGCGATTTCGTTGATCTGAAATTTTCTTGTTTCCAAAAACTGCGCTTCGTTGGGAGAGATGGAGATTGGCGTGTACTTCATGCCTTCCTCCAGCACAGCAATTTTGTGGGAGTTTCCGCTGCCGCCGAAGGTCTGCGTCCAGCTGTCACGCACCTTGGACGGGTCTTTCAGCGTTCCCGGATGCTCCAATACACCGCTTGGTGCAGCACCGTTTGCGTAAAACTTACTGCCGTATTCCTCGGCGGCTATGGCAAGACCAATGGCATTCTTCGCCATTGCAATCGGACTGTACCCCACAAGACCGTCAAAGCCAAGTCCTGGGACATGAAGTACATCAGTCGGTTTCAAACGAACCGTACCGCCTTTAGTGGTCTTTGCCTCATCAGTCGAGGTCTGATATTCATAATAAAGCTGACCTTTATCATCTCTGTTCACCGTCATGCGGTTTGGCATAAGCGGATACAGAGCCACCACCTCGCCCTTTCCGTTTCGGATAATCTGTGCGTAGGCATTGCCCCAAAGCAAAAGATGCGTCATCAGTGTTTCCCGAAACACAAAGCTTGTCATCTCAGGGTTTGGTTCATCATGCAGTACAAAATACAGCGGATGGTTGACAGCTTTTTCTTTGCTCCCGCCACTGGTGTATTTGTAAAGATGAAGCGGCAGTCCTGCCACCGCCTCCGACAAAATGCGTACACAGGAATACACCGCTGTCATCTGCATGGCAGAGCGTTCGTTTACATTCTTGCCGGATGTACTTGTGCCTAAGAAAAATCGGTAGGCACTGCCTGCCGTACTGTTCTTGGGAGTATCTCTTGTACGAAATAATCCGCTTAAAAGTCCCATGGAATTGACCTCCTTTCTGAAAAAATGGCATAAGAAAAGCACCTCCGAAGAGATGCTTTCTCGATGTATCATTTCATTTGTTACATATTATCTCGGATTTCTTCCGTTACATCTGCAAGTGTTCCACGAAGAGAACTTCCCGTGTTGCAGTATTTTTCCATTAATCCCCTCCAAAGTGGGTCATTTTCAGGAATTTCAGAGAACCAAACAGAATAATCATCGTCACCGTGTTTTTCCAATACAGTAATCACTGAACTCACTCCTTTTAGCTATTTCCGTTTGCTTTATTTTTAACATAATAGCATCTTTTTTAACATCTATCAAGCTAAGTATAAACATATAAAGTATACTTCCGATTCAGAAAACAAGCAGTCCCCTTGTATCATACACGCTTTCGCCCGCATCATTCCCACATCGGATTGCTCTGTCCAGTGCCATAATCGTTGCCACAGCACCGTCTATCTTTTCTGTTGATTTTTCTTTGTCCGCCTTGATGTTGCCTGCCGGGTCGGTTCGGATTAAAATGTTGTCCATGTTCCATCGCAGAACCGGCTGACCGTCATGCGCAATCCTTTGTTCCAGCACCAGCTTCATCAACTCCTTGGTCGGAGGGGACATATCCTTAAATCCCTGTCCGAACGGAACGACCGTAAATCCCATGCCCTCCAGGTTCTGCACCATCTGCACAGCACCCCAGCGGTCGAAAGCGATTTCTCGGATATTAAATCGTTCTCCGAGCCGTTCGATGAATTTCTCAATGTAGCCGTAATGCACCACATTGCCCTCGGTGGTCTGCAGGTATCCTTTTCGCTCCCACACATCGTAGGGAACATGGTCCCTTCGTACTCTTAGGTCAAGAGTATCCTCCGGTACCCAGAAATAAGGAAGAACAACATATTTATCATCTTCGTCAAGTGGCGGAAATACCAAAACAAAGGCAGTAATATCAGTTGTAGATGAAAGATCAAGACCGCCATAGCAGACACGCCCTTCCAGTTCATCCTCATCCACAGGGAATGCACAGGCATCCCATTTTTCCATAGGCATCCATCGGACTGCCTGCTTGACCCACTGGTTCAGACGCAGCTGACGGAAGGAATTCTCCTCGCTGGGATTCTGCTTTGCCGAGTTGCAGGCAGCTTCAACTTTATCAATGCCGACTGTGATATCAAGGCTCGGATTGGCTTTTCTCCATACCCTTGGGTCTGTCCAATGATCTGATTCATCCGCACCGTAAATCACAGGGTAGAAGGTAGTGTCGATTTTCCGTCCCTCCAAGATATCCTTTGCCTTTTGATGCGTTTCATAGCAGATGGAATTGGTATCCGTTCCCGCTGTTGTGATTAAGAAGTACAATGGCTGCATACGGGCATCACCGGAGCCTTTGGTCATAACATCAAGCAGTTTTCTATTTGGCTGTGTGTGCAGTTCATCAAACACCACGCCATGAATGTTAAAGCCATGCTTGGAATAAGCCTCGGCAGAAAGAACTTGATAAAAACTGTTGGTTGGCGTGTAGATGATTCTTTTCTGCGATGCAAGGATTTTCACACGCTTATTCAGTGCCGGACACATCCGCACCATATCAGCCGCCACATCAAACACGATGGTTGCCTGCTGACGATCAGCCGCACAGCCGTAGACCTCGGCTCGTTCCTCACCGTCACCACAGCAAAGCAGAAGTGCCACAGCCGCCGCAAGCTCTGACTTGCCTTGCTTTTTCGGTATCTCCACATAGGCGGTATTGAACTGTCGGTAGCCGTTTGGTTTCAGCGTGCCGAACAGGTCACGAATAATCTGCTCCTGCCAGTCGATAAGTTCAAATTTCTTTCCTGCCCATGTGCCTTTGGTGTGGCACAGGCTTTCGATGAACATTACCGCAAAATCAGCAGCATCCTTATCATAAATGCTGTCCTCGGCTTTGAACTTGGTGGGTATGTATTTCTTCAGTTTTCTCATTCGCCATTACCTCCACGAAAAAAGGACCCCCGGCGGAGTCCCGAAAAGTATTCTTTTTCAGTTATTTACTGTCCTATGCAGCTGTGGATGGTGTTCAAGATTTCTTCCTGTTCATCCTTGTCCACACCGATGCCTTCAAGAGCCTCTCTTGTGCCACAATCGGGGCAGATATAGGTTTCGTTGTCCACTCTTGAAAGAGCCGGATTGCCATGATAGGTCTTATGGCATCTTGGACAAATTTTTAAAGCGGTTGTTTTTTCATTCTTCATAGCTCAGCCTCCTGCTGTTCTCGATGGCTCTCATCAGAATTTCTTTCTCAAAGCCAAAGGCTCTGTACCCATCCAGACAGGTGCGGATGTAACGGCGGCTTGGCCTGCCAAGCTGTCTGTCCTCATGCATGATGTAAACATAGCATTTGCGGTTTTTTATTTTCCCTGTGCGGATGTCCTGAACGGGCAGTTCCATTTCGGCTTTGTAATAGAAGAAGGGAAATCCTTCATAGCGGTCAAGTGCCGCCTCGTCCGCCGCTGTTGTTGCCCACACAGCAACAGGAACACTGCCGCCCTTCTTCTTTTCAACGGTAAGGTAAGAGCCTGTCTGACTGCCCTTGAACAACAGCTCGTAGTCTTTGATTTCGGATGTTCCGATAATTTTTGCCTGTGGGCATCGCATCCGCATCTGTGGAATGTTCAGGTTGCTGCCGTAAGCGATGTAATATCTTGTTTTCATCTATTCCTCATCCTTTCCGAAGGGCATACCCTTCTACCACCTTAAGACCACCGAAGTGATCGACTCTTTTTATTAAGGTGCTACAAGGCTATGCTCTTGCGGTTCTGAATGCCGTATCTCCTGCAAGTCTTTTTGTAAGAATTTCTCTCGCCGTTTTGAACTCGTCACCAATAAAACCAAGTCTTAAAAGCCAAGTTCTCATGGCATATTTAGGGTTTTCGTTTTGCTGTGGTTTCGAGCTTGCGGTTTTTACCGTCTTTGCCATTTGGCTGAGTGCAAGGCAAAGCTGAATATAGCTTTTCAGCTGTCCTGCATGAAGTCCGTTTTGTCTGTCTGCTGTGGGAGCATCAAATTGGAAAAGTCTGAATTCGATTGTTCCCTTTGTAAAGGTTGCGTGGTAGTTGAGCATATGGTATCGGCTGTCATTGTAGTGGTAGTTTCTGCCGCAGCCTGCTCCGTTGGCAGTGTACCAAATGTCTGCGAAATCAGCCATCGTCTTTGGCTTTTTGCTGTTGACTTCTGCAAGGAAGTTAGGGTTTACCGTTCTGCAGTAGCGGTGCATTCTGCCTCGGTCAAGGTTTAAAGCGTCTGCAATAAGGCTTTCGTGGCTTGCCATAATGTTTGCAAGGTTTCTCATAGTCTGCGGTGTGTGTCCCTTTGCTCCAATGTGAATGTGAACTCCGCAACCTCTTGTGGCATCGCTTTTTGCCCCCGCCTTGCGAAGTCTTCTGATAAGTTCCTGCAAGGTTTCCATGTCCTCGTATTTAAGGATTGGCGTTACCAATTCACATTTGTGGGCATCGTCTCCCGAAATGCTGACGTCCTTCTGAAATTTCCATTCTCGTTCCTGACTGTCCCAAGCTGACCAAGTATAGTAACCGTTTATTGATGCCGTATTCTTATATCGTCCCGTTCCGAAAAAGTCGGCTGTAAGCTTTGCCGCCTGTTCCCTTGTAATGTTGTTCATTTCTACTTCAACGCCTATGGTCTGCTTTTTCATTTCTTCAATCTGCTTTGTAGTTTTCTCGTTCATGGTGTGTACCTCCGTTTTTATTTTCTTCACTTTTCCTTTCGGTGTACACATATTCGCTCTTTTGGGCAGATATAGCAATACGATTACTACACAATGTTTTCCGCAGCATCTTGTGTATATCCGGTGTCGGCTTGCTGTATTTTGCGTACTTCATCTTCACCGTAAATCACATTCAGATGAGAGCCGTTGTCCCAAGCTACAAGCAGTGATGCGGTATCGTCCACGCCTGTCACCATTCCTTTTGTGCCAACGGGCGGAGCCTGTATATCATCCATTTTCACAAGCTCCACCCTTGTACCGACAGGGTATTGCCTGCGTACCTGCTCCACAATCTCTTTACTCGGAAATCTCATCCGCTGCCGCCTCCTTTGTTGTTTTGAATGCACTGCTGCCTGTCAGATTTTTCAACAAAATCTTTCGGTCTGCCTTATATTCTGCTCCGATGAATCCGAGGCGGAGAAGAAAACAGCGGAATGCGTATTTCTCATTGGTAACTTCCGTTTCGGTGACATTGATGCGTTTCTGCTCCTTGCTCATCCTGCACAGTGCGGCAATAAAGTCGGTATAGGCTTTTGCTGTGTCTGCATCGGGAATGGTGTCAAACCAAGGGAATGAAACCGTATCCGCAGTGAGTTCCATCGGGAGTTTGCTGATGCCGAGTGCCTTCTGAATCAGCCGTCCTTTGACTTCCAGAAGTCTTGTAAGGTTTTCGACTGCAACTGTTTCAAGCGGAACTGCCACTGTCAACGCAGTACTTTCACCCTGTGGCTCGGTATCCGTTTCTTTGGCTACTTCCTCGGCAAGTGCTTTTTCTTCGCTGTCGGCGGTTGTAAAGCCACGCTCGGCAAGCTGATACAAAAGGTCATGGATATCCTTTGGGAACACGTTGTCTTCAAACTCCAACGCTCCGTTTTTATCAACGATAAGTCCTCCGAAGTCATATGACGCAGTCGGCATTCCCATATATTTTGGCTTTGTTCCAAGAATTTCCGCAATAGCCGTAACCAGTGCTTTTCTTTCTGCTCCCGTTCTGTTAAATTCAATTCTCATTCTGAGTACCTCCTTTGTTTTTTTCGGTACTACATATATCACTCTAAAAGGCACATATATCAAGCATTTTAGGTGTAGAATAATCTGCAAATTATTCTGTAGGAAACTGTGAGTAGTACACAATACCAGAAAGCACAAAGCAAACATTGGGAAGTGCCACACCGTTGCCCCACATCTTATATTCCACAGAATCGGAATGTGGATTTTTCAGCCACTTTACTATCTGATTTTCCGTTTTCGGCTTTTTTGAAGTTCCAACAAGCTTTCTGTGCGTTTCAAATACCTCAGTCCAGTACGAAATATCTTCATCAGTTGGGTTTTCCGTACCGAGATCATCACACCACCAGTCGGGAAATCCCTGCAGCCTTGCACATTCCGTTGGAGTCAGACGGCGAACAATGTAATCCATAGCATTTTCATCATTCACAATGGGCGGATCTTTATAATCCGTAGCCACCAGTGTGTTTGTCATCTCCTCAGAAACCTCTGTAAAAAAGGATGCTTTACTGGAAGAATAGGTAGAATGTGCAACCGCACCGGGACCTTTTGCCACGATGGTCGGTTCCAACTCCTCTTCCACAGCAAAGCCGAATTTTGCATTTTGCCCTTGGTTGAATGCCGCTCTGTCGATGCCGTAGACTTTCTCGCATACGAAGTTGGATTCTGGATTCTTCAGCTGCTGACTGGAAGGACCCTTTGGACCGTCATTGGCAGATAAGGTGGCAGTCTTTTCACAGAATGCCACCACATGGCGGTCTGCCGTATTAAGCGTAAAGCTGACATCTTCTCCGATGCCGCTGCCCTGGAGACCGTTCTTCTCGGCTCTGCCGATCATGGAACCCTGCACCGCCACCACAGCCATGCCTCCCTGATTGCACGACGGATTTCCGCCGTTGGCATCCAAACATCTTGAAGTCTCCGCTTCATAAAAGCCGCTGTGTGGATTGTCTGATTTCATAGAGTTGGAATCCTTGGAACAGATACCATAGCACTTGGGTACAAACACCGTTTGGTCATTATTACAGGAGAGCGTTGCAGATTTATTTTCCTGTATCAAGGCTCCCTTGCCGCCGCCCTCACACCCGGAACGGATTTTTAATGTTTTCGGTGTTTCCAATACGAACGGCTGATTGTTGCCGCCTGTTCCGTAAGTGGAAAGCACTGTTTGTGCCACATAAAGAGGACCTTTATATCTGGTGTCTTGACCGTGATTTTCAAATACAAGGGGTGGATGATTGGATGTTGCACGAAGGGTTGCGGTGAGATCCTCTGTCACATTCATCCGCTGACCGCCTTGGTCATTTAGGCAGAGGCTTGACGCTCCAATGCTCTTTTCAGCACCTGCGGCAGTTCTTTTCCACGGGCTGAAGCTCTGCGGAGGATACCCTGACACGCCTTCGGACTCAAATAATATTTTTCCGGCACTCCCGCCATCAAAATCTGCGACAAGGTAGATACGTTTTCTTCTCTGGGGTACTCCCCAATACTGAGCATCGACTGTTCGCCAGGCAATATCGAATCCTTCTGCCACATCAATGTGTCCTGCGCCTGTCCATTTTCTTTTCGGAGGGACAGGGATAGAAACGGAATCGGCTTTGACTGAACATACGGACTCAAGGACCGCTTTGAAGTCTGCACCCTTGTTTGAGGAGAAGGCACCGGGGACATTTTCCCAGACGATAAATCTCGGATATTTTCCATTAGTTGCACACCTCATTTCCTTTACGATTCGGATGGCTTCATAGAAAAGATTGGAACGGCTGCCATCCAAACCCGCTCTCTTGCCGGCCACGGACATATCCTGGCACGGACTTCCGAAAGTGATGATATCAACAGTAGGAAGGCTTGCTCCGTCCAGCTTGCTTACATCACCCATGTGTTTCATATTGGGAAAACGCTTTGTGGTCACCCTGATCGGAAAAGGCTCAACCTCCGATGCAAACACAGGCTTGATACCGCAAAGCACTCCGCCCAAAGGAAAACCCCCGGAGCCGTCAAACAGGCTGCCGAGGGTCAATCTGTCCTTATTCATCTTTGACCTCCACCTCTTTTACAAGGTCGGAGTACATGAATCTTTCTCCGTTTCGGATCACATATACGCTGTCAGGGTCACCGCCGTCTTCCACAAATCTGCGTAAGATAACAGATGCATACTTCTCATCCAGTTCCATCGTGTGACAGATACGATTGGTCTGCTCACAAGCCATCAGGGTAGAACCGCTGCCGCCAAAGGTATCAATGACGATGGCATTTTCCTGACTGGAGTTGCCAATGGGATATGCTAAGAGATCAAGGGGTTTGGAAGTCGGATGGTTTTTGTTTTTCTTGGGCTTGTCAAAATTCCAGATGGTAGTCTGGTTTCTTCCTGCGTTCTTGCTCCAGTAATGCTTGCCGTTCTGAAGGAAACCGTACAGGACGGGTTCATGCTGCCATTGGTAATCGGAGCGTCCGAGCACCAGACTGTTTTTCACCCAGATGCAGCATCCGGCAAGATGGAAACCTGCATCCACAAATGCCTTGCGGAAATTGAGTCCTTCCGTATCGGCATGGAACACATAAGCTGCACCACCTTTTTCCAGGTTTGCCGCCATATTCTGAAATGCCGAAAGCAGAAATTCATAAAACTTATCGTTTGCCATCTTATCGTTCTTAATTGAAAGTCCATCGGAACTTTCAAAGGCCACATTGTAAGGCGGGTCCGTTACGATGAGGTTGGCTTTCTTACCGTCCATAAGAGCGGCTACATCTTCAGCGGATGTGGCATCACCACACATAAGACGATGCCTGCCGACTGTCCAGATATCCCCACGCTGTACAAAGGATGCCTTCTCAAGGGCGGTGGACAAATCGAAATCATCGTCTTCCGCCTCAGACTTATCATCTCCGGCGAAAAAGTCAGCAATCTCATCATCGTTAAAGCCAGTCAGCCCTACATCGAAATCCATGCCCTGCAAAGCTTCGATTTCAATTCTCAAGAGTTCCTCATCCCAACCTGCGTCCTGGGCAAATCGGTTGTCCGCAATGATGTAGGCTTTTTTCTGTGCTTCGGTAAGGTAATCCACAAACACGCAAGGAACTTCCTCGATGCCTTCTTCCTTGGCAGCCATCACTCTGCCGTGTCCGGCAATGATGCCATAGTCACGGTCGATGATAACGGGATTTACAAAACCAAACTCACGCAGGGAGGAACGCAGCTTTGTAATCTGTTCCGGGGAGTGGGTTCTCGCATTATTGATATATGGTACTAATTTGGAGAGCGGAACAAGCTGCATCTCCGTAGTTGTTTTTGCCATCAGAACAACCCCCATTCCGCAAATTTCTCAAATCCACCCAGGGAGTTGATGTACTCTCTTGCTTCTTCCACAATTTCAGAATAAGGCATGCCATCCACAGTATCATCACCGATGGCACAGGAAAACACCACAGGCTGACCTGTTTTCTGCGCCTTCAAAAATGCGTGGATGTTGACGGATACATCCGCCTTGGATAAGTCTTTGCCGTGCAGACCGCCGCCTGTTACGGACTGTGCCATATCAGAGCCAAGCTTTCTGTTAGTTGCCCCGGTATCAACATCCGTGCCGCCAGTCCAATCCCCGATAGGATTGATGTCTGCCCCCGAATACTTTTTTCGAAGTTCTTTCGTCTTTGCATTGCTCTGGCAGATGATAAGTCTCTCGCCATCCATGATATACTTGCCATCAAAGGAGTAGGATTTATAGATATCCCTTGCAATTGCAGAGAGTTTCTTCTCCTCTTCTGTCAAAGGCACACCCTTGAAGATGCCGTTATCCCCACAGCGGAAACCATCCGCCTGATTATCCGCCAGGTGTTTATCCTGGGGGTTGATGTCAGAAATAACAGCCATCTGTCCTGCAATACGATGGACGATTCTTTTTATCTGTTCTGCAAAAATGTCTGCACTTGTTTCTACGATCACATAGCAGACACCGTGTCCGATGAGTATCTCAACGGCAATCTTCGGATCTTTTTCTGTTTTATACGCCAGGTCAACGATTGCACCTGCGATTCTGTCTGCCACTTTGTCAGGGTGGCATGGATTTACTTTTTCAATCATAGTCAATGTCCTTTCCGGGCGCGCAGCAAGCGCTCCATTACATCATCCTGCGGAGTTGCTCCCGTATACTCAATGGAGCAGTTCTCCTTTACAATCTGGTAAATCTGATACCAGGACTGGTTTGCCTGTTTTGTGAACTGCTGAAGCATGGATACATACGGACTCTGGCAAGCCGCCCCGGTCGTTGGGTGCTTTGCCAGAAAACCATATTCCGAAATTGCCTGCTCGCATTGAATCTGTCTTGCAACGCTCATGGCATACTGATTGATCAGCAGCGTATTCACATATTCGGTGCATCCGACCTTCCCCAGCCAGTTCCATGTTTCCCGAAAGATTTCTTCCGCACACAGATCTGTCCCGCTTTTCTGCTTTGCTTTCATGTAGTCCTTCACAGGGGGCATATCCACACCCGTGAGTTCGGACGCATCCGTCAGGTCGATGACGGTAGCAGTCTTGCCCGCAGAGATTTTCTCTGTCAGAGCCTTGCGTTTTGGCCCGCTACCGGGTCTTGCACCGCCTCTCATCGTTCCGTCTTTTGCCACTCGATTTTCACCTCCTCACGGGACCTTTCCTTATAGGCCCTTTGAATAGCAATTTTTGCGCGTGTGACCCTCGCGCCGTTCCCCGGGACCTTATGCGTAGAGATTTCTATCGCCCCTGGGGTCATGTGTTGTGCCATCTGTCACCGCTCTTGGCGTGGATTCTTGCATGACAGGACTTGCAAAGTGCAATGAGATTCTCTCTGTCATGCGTACCGCCTTGGGATAACGGCAGCTTGTGGTGGATTTCTTCAGTCGGTATATAGATACCGTTCTTCAAGCACTCCTCACACAACGGATGGCTTGCAGCATAGCTGTCCCTGATTCTTTTCCATGCTCGTCCATACCTGCGTTTGATGGTGGGGTCGCGGTCATAGCGTTCATATCGTTTATTCTCTTCCTTCTGGTGTTCCTCGCAGAACCTGCCATCGGTCAGGTTGGGACAGCCAGGATGTGAACATGGTCGTTTCGGCCTTCTCGGCACTGTCCTCACCTCCGTACGGGTAAAACAAAAGCCCCAAGGGGATTTCTCCCTTGAGGCTTCGTTCATCATACAGTTTTCTATACTACCATTATACCTATAAAGGCTGTGCCATTCTCTGCCAAAGTGTGCCAACTTTCATTCCGGCACAGAAAAGTTCTGCAGTGCAGAAGAATGGATACGATGCACGGTGCGTACAGACGCATTTAACAGCACACCGATTTCTTCCCACGAATGGTTATCCAGGTATCTATAACGGAGAAGAAGACGTTCATCCACATTGGACAGTTTCTCGATAGCATCTTCCATCTCTGCCTTGAGGTCAACAAGGGTGTCAATCTCATGATTGATTTTCTCCTGGTAGTCCATAATCTTAAACAGCACCTTTGTGAAAGGAGCATCCGTTGGTCTGTTGGGAGAAGGAATATGTTCTCCGTAGCTGACTCCCTGGATGCGGGTGGAAAGGTCACGCAGGTTTTCCAGTTCCTCGATATGGGAGTTGATTCTCTCGTTCAGGCGGTAGGCCTGTCTTAAATATTCCTTTGCGGTCATTTTTTCAAAGCCTCCTCTCTCAGTCTTCGTATAAGGAATTCACTATCCATGCTTGTAAGTGCCGCATACCAGGAGGAACGAAAGAAACGCTCACACTCATCCAAGGTACTTTTGGCATTTACATTTGCGGGTGATTTTTTCAGTATCTTTAACGCTGCCATATAGTCCTTGGCCGCTGTTGTAATAATGGCATTTGCAAAGCTTTCATAAGGGTCAGCCATAAGCATCACCTCCGAAGCCTTGCTTTGACAGCATCGATAAGGTCGGACTGTGTTTTCTCTTTTCTACGAAGTGCTTTCATCACATCTTCATCGATGGTGTCCTTTGCAATGATGTGGTGTATGACCACTGTTTCCGTCTGACCCTGGCGGTGGAGTCTGGCATTGGTCTGCTGATACAGTTCCAAAGACCAGGTAAGTCCAAACCACACAAGGGTGCTGCCACCGCTTTGCAGGTTCAGTCCATGTCCGGCACTCGCAGGATGTATCACGGCAACAGGTATCTCGCCTTTATTCCAGTCCTTGATATCCTGGGAGGTCTTTATCTCACGAACCTTAAACCGTTCCTTGATTCTCTGCAAATCGTGGTTATACCAGTAGGCAATCAGAACTGGTTTGCCGTTTGCACCTTCGATGAGGTCTTCCAAAGCCTCCAGTTTGCGGTCGTGGATCTTCACGATTTCCTTATCTTCGGTATAGACAGCACCGTTTGCCATCTGCAGAAGTTTCCCGGAAAGAGCCGCTGCATTTACCGCATCGATTTCTTCCTCTTCCATGGAAATGACCATCTCATCACGCATTTCCTCATAAAGACTTCTTTCTTTTTCAGAAAGCACCACCGGAACTTCGTTTATCACACATTCCGGCATTTTTAGAAAATCTGCCGACTTCATGGAAATCGTAATATCCGAAATCAGCTGGTAGATAAGTTTCTCCGCTCCCAGCTTTGGCTTATAGGAAAAAATCATCTGCTGATTCCGCTTATCCGGCACAAAGAACATATTTCGATAGTTCGTTATGTACCGACCGAGCCTTTGCCCCATATCCAGGATTCGAAATTCTGCCCACAGATCCATCAGCCCGTTACTGGATGGTGTCCCCGTAAGTCCCACCATCCTTTTTATCTTTGGTCTAACTTTCAGCAGGCTCTTGAATCGTTTGGCTGAGTAGGATTTGAATGAGGAAAGTTCATCAATGACCACCATATCGAAATCAAAGGGAATGCCGCTCTTTGAAATGAGCCAGTCCACATTTTCTCTGTTAATGAGGTAGATGTGGGCGGGTCTGTTTAAGGCAGCTATCCTTTCAGCCTCTGTTCCGATGACCACCGAATAAGTAAGACCTTTTAAGTGATCCCATTTTTCAATCTCCGCAGGCCATGTATCCCTTGCTACCCGAAGAGGTGCAATGACCAGAACGCTTTCCACTTCAAAACGGTTCAGCATCAGTTCATAGATGGCAGTCAGGGTGCAGACACTTTTTCCAAGTCCCATTTCTAAAAGCACCGCTGCCACCGGGTGTTCCAATATGAAGTTGGTCGCATAGATCTGATAATCATGTGGATGATATTGCATCAATTACACCTCCTATCTGCTCCTTGGCATCAATCACATAGCAGGGAATACCAAGAGCGGTAATCTGTTTCATTCTTCGTATCTGTAATGACCTCGGCTTTTTACCGGGAGCCTTTAATTCCACAAAGGCACACTTCCCAAAAGGTAGAAGCACAAGTCTGTCCGGCACACCGTCCACGCCCGGACAAATAAACTTCATGCAAAGCCCACCCGCTTTCCTGACGGAGCGGACAAGGGCCTGCTCGACTTCTTTTTCACGCATATTCCGCACCTCCATCACGGCTTAATATTGGGTGGTGACACACATAGACGGGTATTTTCCATACTTTTCTATAGACTTGTTTTTTTAGACTATATAGAAAAGTTAGGTAATATCTTGTCATAGTGTGTCACCACGGGGTTCAGGACTCCTGGTCAAATTCTGTCTTCAGTCTTACACCTTTGACATATCTGCCTTTTCTGTCCCTGTACCGTTCAAAGCCGAAGGATTCCAGCGCAGTATAGAAATCTGCGGAACTGCGAACGAACTCACCCACCTGAAGGCAGAAGGAACGGTACTCGTTGTAAAACTCCCCGGATTTGGCAACATAGGACTTATCGATCTCGCAGCGTTCATTTAAAAACGCACTCATCCAGTCATTGTTTTCCTTATAGGTATCGATAGCCTCCCGGACTTTCTGCGGGGCAGTGATATGGAAGTCATCGGCAATGACCTTCTTTGCGCCCTCGATCACCCAGGACAAAATCGCACCGCCGGCCTTCTCAAACAGATAGTCTGCATAGTTCTTGATATCCGAACTGCCCTCGATCTTGGCACCGAAGGGAATCACAATGAGTCTTCGCCAGGTACCCTTATCGATTGCACCGACCTTTGGCAGGTGATTGGTATAAAGCACCAGCGTATGGGTAGGAACATAGGAGAATGGATCTTTGTATTTCTTCTCTGCATAGATCTCATCCGTGGAGCAAAGCTGCTTTACATTGGATGTATTGAGTCTCATGCCTTCCTCCAGCTCGGTGGCAATGAGCAGTCTTTTCCCCTTTGCCTCGGCAAGTTCCGGCTTTACATTTCTGCGACATCCTACCGTCAGCATATCGGCAGAGATATTGCCACTATAGGTGCCAAGGACTCTCGACACCACGTTCCAGAAGGTAGACTTGCCGTTTCTGCCTTCGCCATAGGCAATGATAAGTGCCTCCACATAGACCTTGCCCACTGCGGAAAGGCCTACGATTTTCTGCACATAGTCGATAAGGGCAGCATCGTTCTGGAAGAAAGTGTTCAGAGCATCCTGCCAGATATCCGCTCCGTCTTTTCCGGGGTCAACAGCGGTCTGCTTGGTAACGAAGTCTTCCGGGTCATGGTCACGCAGACTGCGGATGCCCTTGCGAAGGTCTATCGTACCGGACGGACAGTTCAGCAGAAATTCATCCGCATCCAGAAACTTTTGCTCAATCTCAAGCATCGGTCTTGCCTCTTTTAAGGCAGATGCGATGTATTTGGAGTCACGGCGCTTGATAGCATACTTCTTATAAGTCAGTGCATTCTCATACATCTCGAAGGAATGTGCCTGCTGACGGTTAAAGGCATTCGCCGCTTTCTTCGGTCCCATTGCCACAAGGATCTCCATTGCACCGTTCTTGTTCATCTCATCCATTGCTTTCTTGATCTCTGCTTCAGCCTCTTCCATCTGACGCTCCGTCAATTCCTGGGAGATGCCCTGGGACTTCGGTGCGGTTTCTTCCCAAAAGCTGCCGTTGTAGACCATGTAATCGGTAGCAGGAGAAAAGCGGAGTTTCCCTTTGTACTCTCTTGCCAGTACCGTGGCCTGCCCCACATCCGAGAAGTCTTCCGGCTTTAACACGCAGTCAGAGTTATAGACCTTCGGGTCGATATAACCGTCCTGCCCGGATACCTTGGTACCAAACTTAGTGGCGGAGTGCCAGATCTTACCCAGTTCAGAATCAGCAAGAGGCGGATTGCACTTTTCTGCCGTTTTCATAAACAGTGCATGGGCTTCATCCGTTGCACCGTATCTCTTGATGAGTTTTCCTGCGATATGGCTCATGGTGCTGTTTCTGCTGCCTTCGCTGATTTCTTCCGTACTGGCATCAAAGTCTGTGAACTCATCATGGTCAATAAAATCAGCCACATTACTTGCTCCGTCATATACTTCAATATCCGGTGAATCGGTGCCGTAAAGGAAACGAGCCTCGCCAAGGGCATCCGCATCAAAATACGGAAGGAACTCCTGGATGCGTTTCTTCAGTTCCGCATAGGCTTTTCCATCCGTCATGGTCGGGATTGGAAAATACACATGGAACTTTGGTCTTGCCGCCTTGCCGTTTTTCACCTTCATGTTGTTGCGGCTATAGCTGACAAGTAAGGAAACATCTGGGAATGCTATTACCACATCCAAGGGATAGATCCAGTCTTTCGGATCATCGGAGTGGTCATTGTCGCAGTCCATCGGAAGGACATCCGTTTCAAGGAAATTGTCATTGCTGCGGTAGTTGTTCTTATATGCGGCACATACATGATCCCGCTTGATGGCAGCCACGAAAGATGCCGAATCCGTAATATGAGCCTTATTGGGATATACGCAGTTGGAACTGTCACCGCAGCAGTTTGCGGTATAAAGGGTAAAATCAATCATGGATAACCTCCTTGCAGTTTCTGTCAAACCATCTGATGGTCTGCTGTCTCTTTTTTGCGATACCGATTTCATGTGCCATGCCCTTGGATACCACATCACCGAACACCCACAGTTCATTGCACTTGCCAAGCAGCACATAGTTGAAATGCATGGCATCGGCACGTTCCTTTTGGTTCTCGTCATCCATGAACTGCGGATACAAAAGGTGCGGTGTCACCGGAATCGTATTCTGCTCGTAGGCAAAACGGCTGTACTTTCTTGCCTGTTCACTGTTTCTTTCCGTATCTCCTGAAAACGGAGAACAGATATAAACCAGCGGGCGAAAAGCGGACTGCTTGTCCGCCTTTGCCACATTGGTCATAGCCTCATAACTTGTCGGGTCATAGTACCCTTCTGAATTGAACTTATCGATGCTCACGGCTACACCTCCATTTCAATCAGAGGCATATAACCGTCTGATTTCATCAGTTCGTAAATGAAGAGTCTGCCTTTCTGCGTCCAGTAGGTATGCACCTTCGTATGCGTTTCACCATTCGTACCGGGACAGGTATGAGTCTTGGTGCTGGTATAGCCCTCCCGGGCATAACGCTGATATAAAAGCCAGATGTCACCCTGCTTAAACTGCACACCCTTTTCATGGAGATAGCGGTTCATCCAGACGGCAGACTTGCCGTAATCCTTGGCAATGGCAGAAGTGGAAATAAGGTCCTTGCAGTTTAACACCACATCGTAGTAGCTGACCTTCGGTTTCATCTCTGTAATCTGCTGATTCTGAATAGCAACGGTTTCTGTAAGCGCCAGGTTCTGCTGTGATAAAAGTGCCAGCTGCTGATTGGCAAACTGCAGTGCCCTTGCCATAATAGCCTCTGGGGAGTTCCATGCCTCTTCCGCCTGAATGAAATACTGACGGAACTTTCTGCCGATGTCGGTGCGCTGAATCATACAGAGCTGCTTTGCCATGTCGATGGTGAGCTGATGGTTTACCGCAGGACGGCCACCGGAACTTTCGCTCAAAAATGAGCAGAAGTCTCTGCCTTCCACAAAGCCGTACTCACACATTCTTGGAAACCAGTCCTTGTATGCGGTCTTTACCTGCAAAGCCTCATGCAAATCGCGTCCATTCACAGTAGGGCGCTCACTGTCGTAATTGATTCTGATTAATTCGTCCATAGCGAATCCTCCTAAAAAATGAAATAGACAGAAGGACAATTCCTTCTGCCTATATGCGAAGAATCCGATGGAATCGAACCCCCTAAAATCAGTCTTTTTTATAAAAATCACATTCGTACCCATCAGCACGAAGAAGCAGTCCCTTCGCCCAGGGAGGTGTTCTGCCCATCTGCTCACAGACTGCACTGAGGCTCATGCGCCTGTCCGCTTCGATAATCAGTTCATCATGGACATGGGCAACGATACTGCAGTTTCGGAGTGTCTGCATAGCATACACGAGAATATCTCTCGCAATTGCCTGGATAGCATTCTCACAAAACTTCGGACCATAGCTTTCAAGACGTTCCCACTTTTTCGTAGCACCCATGCCTTCATAAGTCACCGATTCACTGCCGAACTGGTTGATACCCATGCGTGGCTTCACATAGGCAATCCATCTGCCGGAAGGAAGTCTCATAAAAAGGAATCCGCTCTCATAGGTAAACTTCAGTCCTGCCACCTCAGTTGGAATATGTTCTCTGACCGTGGTCTTCACCGCACTGTCGATATCCCACCACAGAGCCGTAATCATCGGATTGGCATTTCTCCATGCGTTCACCAGCGGCTGAAGTTCCTCTTCGGTAAGTCCCATCTCCAAAGCACCCATACTCTTGAGCGCACCGACCGAACCGCCGTAACCGAGAGCCAGTTCCGCAATCTTACCCTTCTGGCGGAGATGACCATTGATGCCATGCTTTTCTACCGGGATACCAAACATCTGCGATGCCGAACTGCAGTAAATGTCCTTGCCATCGGCGAATACCTGCATTCTCCATTTTTCGCCTGCAAGCCAGGCAAGGACTCTCGCTTCGATTGCAGAGAAGTCTGCCACGATAAATTTTCTGCCATCCTGGGGAACGAAGGCTGTACGGATCAGCTGCGACAGCGTATCCGGGATATCGTCATACAAAAGTTCCAAAGCATCGTAGTTTCCGCTTCGGACAAGTGCCCTGGCATCGGCAAGGTCAGACATATGATTCTGCGGAAGATTCTGCAGCTGGATGATGCGTCCGGCAAATCGGCCGGTTCGGTTGGCACCGTAATACTGGAACATACCTCTTGCCCTGGAGTCTTTACACGCCGCAGTCTGCATGGCGGTGTATTTCTTCACACTGCTCTTGGCAAGCTGCTGACGGAGGGAAAGAACATCCGCCAGGTGCTTTGGTGCAGTCTTGAGTGTTTCTGCCACAGCCTTCTTGCCGAGAGTATCCATCTCCAGTCCGTTATCCGAAAGCCATCCTTTCATCTGTGCCACGGAGTTAGGATTGTCAAGGTCGGTCAGATTTTGAATCTGCTGCGTGAGGTTTTTACGGCTAATGCTGTCGATGGCAATAGCCTGTTCCACAAGTGTCATATCCAGTCCGATGCCGCGGTCATTGATTTCCTGATCAAGATGGTATTCATTCCAAATAAAATCGGGAACAGGGAAACGGGTCAGCTTCTTCTGGATGCTCATCTCGGTTTCCACATCACGCAGGTTATATGCCTTGAACTGCTCCCATTTTTCCATATCGTGCTGCGGAAGATTTCTGGTTCTGCCGCCATTGGTCTTTGTAGGTGCACAGGGAACACAGAAGTATTTAATGAGATTCTTTCCCTCGGTGAGTTTCTGCTTCTCCAATCCCAGAACTGCACCTACTCCTTCTAGGTACAAAGGCAATCCGAGTGTTGCTGACCAAACAAGAGTGCAGTGCCAGCTGTCAGGAGAAAGCCAGGTATCAAGATAATTCGACAAACACACACGCTCAAACTGTGCGTTGAATGCCCACTTGGTTACGGATTTATCCGACAAGGCATCCACAATCTCTGCCGGAATTTTCTCTCCGCAGGCAAGGTCTATGACATGAACTGCTCCGCCATCTACGCTGTAACCGAACAGAAGGATATCGAAGTCGGGACTCTCGGCATATTTATAAACTCCGGCTTTCTGCAAATTCACGCTGGAGTAGGTTTCGATATCAATGCTTAAATGCTGCATTTATTACTCCTCTCTATGACAAAGGCGGCAGAAGAATATCCTCCGCCGCCCGTCATGTTTACTCCGTCATATCATCCTTCTGTACAGCCTTTTTCTCTTTGTGTTTTGTAATAAAAGTTCTTGCCTTCTTGACCACAAAGCTGAAAAATTCGCACACTGCCCATACGATACTATTGATGGCAAGACCATAGATCAGGCAGAAAAGGACTATCACATCGACTTGTTTCATAAATTCATATACTTCGTTCATTACGTTCACCTCGTTATTCAATGTTGGCAGACGGTGGCAGCACCACCGCCCGCCAGGTTTATATGTTTAGGAAAGGAAATCGTCATCAGCAACAGTGCTGAAATCGTCAGTTGCAGAGCTTCTGCCGCCAAGGCTTTCACCGTCACGGATCTTCTGGATGTTACCCAAGCCGCATGCCACGCCCTTGTTGCCGTTACTGTTGAACGCATAGAAGTTCAGAGACACACGGGCATAACAGCCGGAGTATACTTCGTTGCGGTCAAGGATAGGCTTCACATACTTGTCCACAATCTGAGGCGGAGTCGTGCTGTTGGCATTGATGAAGTAGTGACCCTTATAGGCCTCATCATCACGCTCGGTATCTCCGTCACGCAAAGGAAGCTTGATTGCGGCCTTGTTAGGCTTCTTGCCGCCGAACTTGGCAACCCCCTCTTCGATTGCGACATCGATAGCCTCATTGATAGCCTTCACCGTTTCAGTGTCAGACTTAGGGATAAGTACGGAAACGGAGTATCTCTCAGGTCCGTTGTTGATGCTGGTAGGCTCCCAGCCATGGAAATAAGAGAGACGAGTGTTTACACCTGTGATAACTTTTGTCTTAGAAATAGCCATGATATTAATCCTCCTGTTTAAATTCGTTATTGGCGTTTGTTACGTTCATTGCCGGATGCTTGTCCGTTACCGGAACTAAGGTCGGCTTACCCTGTGGTTTCACAATGAGGTCACCCAGGATCTGGTCAAATTGTTTCTTGCCCATCAGCTTCTGCATCTCCGTCATAGTGATAAGGCTCTGACGATAGATATCGGTATAGCCGTGGTCTTTGGCTGCCTGTGCGACCAGTTCTTCATCCTTGTACTTGCGGACGGATCTACCTTCGACAACCTTGAATCCGTTCCACTCCTTGCCGTGGTTGACTGCTGCATCGGTGGCATAAGCCAGGATACCGTCTGCCCACTTAGTAAGGTCAGGAAGGATGGTCAGCACTTCTTCAATTTCAGCATCCGTAAGAAGCGGCAGCATTTTGAACTCCTGCTGTGCAAGACGAAGTTTTTCTTCTGCTCTTGCTCGGCAGCGTACTGCTGCCTTACAGAACTGACACCATTCGCCGGGGTGATATTCACCCTCGCCGTTTAATGCCATCTGTGCCTTCGGCTTCAGTTCGTTTTCTGCCCATGCTTTTAGTTCATCTACCGGGATAGTCCAACTCTGAACATTCTCCCTGCGAGGCTGAAAGATGTGCATCGTGACTCCCTTGATGTCATACAGGCTGTCAAAGAGGTTCAGCGCACCGATGGAATAACACATCAGCTGCGTATTCTGCTCGGCATTCACCAAAACTCCCAGCCCGTACTTAAAATCAATAATCTGCATGGTATCGTCCGATACGATGATGCAGTCTGCAGTGCCATAGCCATCCGGGATATATTCCGAAAAATCTACTTTCTGCTCGATCAGCACCATCGGGTCTTTGCAGGTCTGCTTTGCAACTTCAAGCTGCTCCAGCACATAATCCACATAACTATCGGTGTACTCCTGCATCTCGTCACTATCGTAATCGGAGACAGGTCTTTTGCTTCTTCTGCGGAGTGCTTTCTTTAACTTGTGTTCGCAAAATGCGTGGGCTGCGGTTCCTTCATCGGCGGCTGAACTGCTGTCATCCGGAAACTCGGATCCAAGCATCGCACTTGGTGTGCAGTTCAGCCAGCGGTGTGATCCGGAAGGAGAAAGGAAAGCGTGTTTACTCATTTCCCAACACCTCCGCTTCTGCAAGAAGTGCCTTATACTGTGCTGGGTCGATATCTGACAGTCTGGTGCCGCCGTATTTTGTGATGAGTTCTCTCACCTCGGCAGTCATACCAGCCTGGCTCTTCTGACCCAGAACGGCACGGACATCTTCCAGGGTTACTTCCTTTTCAGCAGGGAGTTCCTTTACTTCCTGTGCATCAATGACCTTGGCATCGGCTTCTACTACAGTTGCATCTTTGTAGGTATCTGCGATCGCCTCGAACACATCAGCCAGGGAGCGGATGATTCTCACCGCATCAAGAAATAAGTTGTACTTCTGATTGTTAGTCACGGTCCTTACCTCCTTCCTTCAGTTCTCGGATCTCGACAGTCTGCACCGAGTTGCCAGGAGACAGGACAAGGACATTGACCTGCTGTCCAAAGAGGAAGTCGAGCAGACGCTTTCGGATCTGCACTGTACCGCTTCTTACTACCGGGGTCGGTGTACCGCCGGGTTTTGCAATGTTGATACATACTTTGTGTTTCATTGCATTGGCTCCTTTCCGAGGGGCTTTTGTTGTATCCCTCTGTCCATATGCGAAAGAAGCGGGGAAATCGAACCCCCATTTTTTAGATTTTTTTCGCAAGGTTTGCGAAAATCTTTTTCAGGCGGTTACGGATAGCCGCCTCCGACACACCTTCTTCCGCTGCAATATCCACGTTGGACATGTTGCGGTAGAACTTTTTATAGATGGTGTCTCTCTGCAGGTCGGTCAGTGTGGTAAGTGCTGCCTTGAGCCTGTCCAGCTTTTCGGAATGCTCCTGCTCATTGATGGAGGCAAGCATCTGCTCCAATGGGTCTGCAACTGTGTCGCACAGATAAGGGTTGCGGTCTTCCGCATCTTCACCTTCGCCATCGGAGTATGCTTGGTAATGAACCGGACAGTGATACTCCTCACGGCGGTCAGCATCAAGCTGCTCATCATCCATTGCATGAAGCTGTGCGATAATGGTTGTGTTTTCTCCGTTCTCACCCGGAGTGATGACGCACTTGCTGCCATTACCGAAGTAATAAATGTAGTTGGTGCGGTTATCCGCTGCTGTTTTGAACTTTCTCATAAAGTCCCTGCCTTTCTGCCTGGTCGCAGTCGGGCGTAGGGACAAAATAGGGGCCGGTGCCTTTGAAGCCTCCGACCCTGGTATGCCTAAAAAATCGTATAGGAAACCGGGGGTACTTCAAATTGCACATTCCACTGCTTATCGCAGCGGAGGTCAATATGATGTATCCCACGCCCTATTACGTAATTCAGGCCTGTGATATTAATTTGTTTTCAGAAAGCATTTCTGCATTTCTACTATTAAGATAGCACCTTAATTTTTTTGAAAACGGGCATCGAATGTCCGCTCCTTTGAACAAAAAAATAAGAGCCAGGACATGAGATTTCTCTCATGTTCTGACTCTATTCTAGAAAATTTTCAGTTTCGGTATTAAGAACGCAAATCGGGAAAAACGGGATTATAACTTCGGTGCCGGAGCATTTCTAACCATAACTTCAATTATCTTTCTCACATAGCGTATTCTTTTATTCGTCCATTCTTTTGGCTTGTATATCTTCCGAATGTCATAGTGTTCTCGGAAAAACGCCGCCCACTTATCTCTTGAAATATGTGTCACAAAATACTCTGGCATAGACCATTTGTGTATAATTTCCCGAGTTATATAGTATTTTGCAATGAAGTAATGCCAAAATTTGTCCTGCACTTCTTCCCATGTTTCATCTGGCTCGGAGTACATATACGGCACCAAGTCCAGACGGTGAAGAACAAATCTGCTTTCTGTATGCATTATCTTGGGACGCGTAAACGGATCATAGTCATATGGAAGAGGCATAGATAATTCGGCACACAGTGTTGCTAACTTATGGACAGGAACATCTGTGATTTTGTGTTTCTCGGCCTCCACTGCACAGTTATAGAAAAGTTCAATATTGTACTTCCATTCCAAAGTAAACAATGCAATGGTAGCAAAAATCACATCTTCATCGTCACCGTCCAATAAATCAATAAGATGGGCTACAAGTTTATCATATTCTCCCATTTCACGGATAAATTCATCGTTAGAGATTTTCTTCACATCACATATGCGCTTGTTAATGATGGACTTGAGAATCGGAATATCAGCCATTGTGTTCAACTCAAAATACTGCATCTCTGTGATTTTGTGTCCTTCAAGTTTCCCTGGCATAGATTCTACATCGTCCGGCAGCAATTCTGGGATTTCGATATCTGTGGTTTCCTTAACATGTTCGTATTGGAGTGTTCTGTAATGCTGGGCATAGGCCATCCATCTGCTGTCACGCATTCGCAGATCATCAGCATCCGAACCACGGTTTGCACATAATGATTGTTTTTTACCTGCCTCATAGTATGCATCCTTGATAATCTCAAGCAGAATGCAGTCTCGGAGGTCTTCGATGTTAAAAGGGGATAGATTGTATAGGCTTCGGTCGCTGAAAAAGTGATCCAGCCTATTATCTATGAACTCTGTCATAGTGTAACCCACAAAATCACCTCCTCGAATAGCGGACATTAAATGTCCGTTTTTTGAAAAAAATCTTTTGAAAAATTTATAATTCTACGCCATAATCGAGTAGCCATTCGCAGACAGCATCATAGGACTCCGGGTATTTCAGATACAATGCCTCTTTGATCCACTGATGATTCGGATCTGTAGGTTTCAACTTGCAGCTAAGTACCTCCAACAGTTTCTCGCTGATAGCAGGAGGAAGGTGTAATGCAAAGCAGATACGCACAGCATTTTCCACTCTGGGAGTTGTCTCACCACTAACAGTTCTACGTATTGTACGCTCATTCAAATCAATGGCGTCTGCAAGTTCCGTGTATTTCATTTTTCTCCAATCCAAAAGTAAATCCATACACTGCTCTGGGTCATCCGTCATCTGCTTACGAATCTCCATCCATTCTGCCTGTTGCTTTTTTCGGAATTCAATCTGGCGTTTCTGGGGAGCATTCTCATATCCGTTGTGGTATTTAATCTCAAATGTGATATCACTCGGTTCTCTATTCAGAAAACAAATTGTGTAATACTCAGAGGAAACCTTGCTCTTGATTGAAAGGTCGAATACGATACAGCATTCGTCCATGTGTGAACGGGCATAATCTGTCAGTTCAAGACGCCCGTCAACTCCATATTGAACATACAGAGGAGCATTATAAACAAAATGATTTTCTACAAAGAGGTAATCACCATTCTCAGTCTTTTCTCTAAGATCCAGGTTTACAAAACGTTCAATTGCTGCATCCTGGGCGCTTATCGTAAAAGTCTGATTCAGCTTCAACGAACCTTTTTTGAACCCATGCGGCTTAACGTAGTGACCATCCACAAAAGTGAATGTTCCGATAGCCTCTTCAAAACCAAGTTCAACCAATCGGATTTTTGCTGCCTGTCTGGAAACGCCAAAATCCTGTTCCAGAGAACAAATTACCATTTCCATGACATCAACTGGGTGTTTTGCACCAGTCTGTCTCATATAATGGGCTATGTATTCCTTCGCCTTTATAGAGAATGGTTCTTTCGGCATCTGGATTCTTGGAGCAAGCTGATTCGCTTGTGTCTCCATGTAATGTGTGGATTTATTTGAAATCCCAGAACTGGCGTCTCCCAACACCTCGCAACTTATATGGGATGCAGTCTCGTTAAACAACTGCTCCAGTCTGAATGCCTTTCGATGCTTATGCCAATGGACACACTCATGGATGATTGTATTGTTTATAGAACCAAGATTGCGAAGAAGATACATCTGCGGATCTACTACAATCGTTCTTCCTTCAATATGAATAGGTGCATCTTCGTCTGTTTCTGCATCATACATTTCTGTATCGGTATCATCAAAATATATCTGACCGAACACCGATGAGTCACTGCGGATGCGTTGACTCTTAATTTTCAACCCCATTCGTTCAACAAGGACTGTAGGATCAACCCAAACAGCAGCTTGACCTCTCATCGGCACACGCAATGCTTCCGGGAAGTATTCCTGCAAAATATCATTGGCTACTGTTTCCAGCTTGTCATACGGAATGATAGGGACTAGGGAATCATCCATCGGATTTCGTGCAAAGTTTTTTCCATCATACTTCGATACCTGTATAATCTCGAAATCGTCCAGATTCTTGTCCAGGTCACCTCGGCAATGAGCCATTATCCACATAATGTTTTCATCATAATCATCGTAGTGGTAATCACCTTCGTGGGTTTCAAACCATATCGACACAGCTACATCAAAGTGTATCTCCATGCCAGGCTTATCTTCAACCCACACATGTTCCACCTTAATATCAGAAATTTCTGTCTCTCCGGCACGATGGATTCTCCTAAGTTCAACGCCAAGGGAATCGAGGTTGTTATCCAAGAAACTTTCGGCAGCCGCCCAGAAATCATTATCAAATCTCTTTTTTATATATTCAGTAAACGAACGCTGTACTGCCATCTGTTTTCCTCCCCTCGGAAAAATCACGCTTTCATAAAATTCAACGTAATTTTTGAGCGAAGTTTTCAACTGTGAAATACCTGTTGTATTGGTTGGAAGATTTATCTCCTTGCCGAATTCTTTTCTTGCACTAACTGAAAGCTTTGAAAGAATTTCCTCACACTTATCCCTTTCATACTCATCATCGATATCTATTTCAACCTGCCAAATATCTGAAAATGCTTTTTCAACTCTTCTAACCCTAGAAATATTATCCGATGCTTGATGGCTGTCCTTTTCCTTGACTTCAATTAGCCAAGATCGAAATCTTGAAGACTGCATTGTACCCCCTCCATAAAATCATTATTAATGTGATACCCAATGTTTATCATTTTTTCGACAATGATGTCTATTAGTTTTGGTGGCACACTCTCTCCAAGAATCTGGGCAAACATACCATTAGTAATCAGCTTGCCATTCACCTGGAAATCATAATCATATTCCGCAACTGTTTGAATAACGAGAGCCTCGTAAATTGACAAGACTCTTGTTTGATCTGGATGTACCTTATTATCAGAGGCTTCATAAATAAAGTTTTGTGTAATTGCTGTCGCAGGTTCATCCCATTTCATTCTCCTATATGCCGAATGAAATCCTTTTAACAATCGTCTTTGACCTGTTTTTTTATCTATGACAGATGGACGGGGTAGCAACTCTCCACATTTCTCACAATATATTGGAGTCTCCGTGTTTGAGTGCCAAATACCATCCGTTTGTTTATCGATATGCATTCCATTAAACTGATATCCACAAGCCGGATTTACACACTGATTATTATAGGCAGTGTTTCCTTCAGGTGTATTAGACATCCACCAATACTTTTCAGGATTCATAATAGGAACGAAATGATACTTATTAAACTCAAGATTTGCGTTACGACCTTCTACAGCGTCTAATGCTGGGAATGAACCAATCGCATCTCTCAATGTACATATAGGTCTTTTATCCTTATTTACTAAAATATTCCCGTACTGATTAAAATACATTATTCCTTCAGGATCTCGAGTAAATACGGTTATTAGTCTCTTTCGTGTTTGAGGTATTCCGTAATCAGCACATGTTGTAACCATTGCCTCACCACGATACTCTGGACCGAGGCGTTTTCTAACATAATCAATAATGTTAATAAACTCCCCATTTTCATCATCAATTACTGTATTACGCATATTGGGGACGTTTTCCATTAAAAGCCATCTCGGTCTCAGTTTTGTGACTATATCCATTGTCGGAATAATCAACCTATTTCTTTCATCAATCTTCGGTTTGATCCCTTGTCTAATACCCTTGAGCAATGTACCTGCTCCATTTGATGACATTCCCTGACACGGAGGAGTTGCATAAACCAAAAACAACTCATCGCTACTTTTGAATTTCTCATATGTGTCGCAGATTAAGTCCTTGGTTTCCCAAATATCACCAGTAATACATTCTGTGCCTGGGTAGTTGTTTTTATATAAAGTATGCCTATCTGCCAAGAGTTCGCTACTAACAACAATTCTTATATCATGAGCTTTTAGCCCTAACTCCCCAATTCCAGCAGATGAAAACAAACTAACCGCTTCTTTCATATTCTCTCCTTAGAAAAGATATTGTGTAAATTACACTTTTGAAGTATAATTAATTTAATCACGTCAACATTCATTATACCGTATCTAGTCATTAATCTCAAGTAATATTCTCTCCAGGTGTGATGGTGTTGATGATTAGGAGGGACAATAATGTATAGAATACTAAATACACAACCCATTGAGCTTTCGAATATCTCTATTAGCACTGAAGATATTCTTACGGCAATAAATTCTACAAACCAGAAACTGCGTTCCATAGCCGATCACACAAAAGAGCTGTCTCTAAATATTTTCGAAGTTTTGGACTTAAGAACTTTGAGCGGTGCAGTAGGAGAAACATTTGTTGGCGAAATGACTCGGACTGTTCCAACATTAAGAAAAAATCCCTCAATTGATGGTTATCCAGATTTAGTTCAGTGCGCAACCCCTGAAATGATTACTTATTTTGAAACATACGCGAGTCAAGACTCAAAAGAATCTTTTCGGTATGGCGGCATTGAAGTGAAAAACACTTTTGGATACAAAAAAACCGGCATAGATTTATTCGACGGAGAACAGAGAATAGGGCGTATCAACAAAAGGCTGGAATGGAAAGCACATCACCAAAAAACAAATCACCTTTTAGGTTTATATTCAGATTACATCGATGGCTATCCGACTATTGTTGCAGCTTTCTATTCTGATCAGTTGGTTCCAGAAGACTGGTCTGTTCGTGCAGAACCTAAAGGTGACAGTGCTATGACCTCCTTTTCAACTCTGCTAATACCTGGCTACCAAAAAATGTTGTCAGGAATTAGATGTTGCCTTGATGACACTCGCTATTTAGAATTATTCGATTTGGAGGTTTAGAATGGAATTTCTTGACTTAAGCAAAAAAATACAAATCAGGGAAGAAATCATCACTTCTGCTGAACTGATAGAAGCCGCAACCGCAACAAATTCTTACATAAAGAGTCTTGTATCCGCTTTTGACGAACTCGGATTCGATATTTTCTACTCCTTAGGGCAAAGAAATATTAGTGGATTTGTTGGCGAGATATTCAAACATATTCTAGCCGCAAAACACGAAGGTTTTATTGCAAATCCTCACCCCGATGGACGTCCAGATATATTATCCGTAGATACTAAAGAGATTCGAGATTACTATGAAAGCTGTTTTATTGCAGTTAACGAACGCTCTGTTCCCATTAAGGATTTATTCACTCCCTTTAAGTACGGTGGACTGGAAGTAAAATGTAGCATTGGATCATCTGGGAAGCCTCAAACCACACGTTACATTCAAGATCATGGTCACACCTTCGATCTCTATGAGCCTCGGGTAGGATACCTTAACGGTATTACCTGGTGGGCACATCATAGTAGTTCTTCAAATCTTCTCGGACTATACTATGACTATTATGAAAAAGAAAATGGCATTCCTCAAATACTTGCGGCAATGTACTCAACCTTAACTGAGACCGACTGGAATAAAGTGTCAACAGGAAACCCAAACAATAAAAAGACAAGTAATACTAGCTTGAACAAAAGTGGTTTACAGAAAATGAAAAGCAACTGTTTATTCTGTTGTTCTGATGATGAATATATTGCACAGTTAAAAGCAATCAAAATAACTATTTAATTCCAAACGGCTGAGTCATGAATAAGACTCAGCCGTTTCATATTGCTGCAATATGTTATTACATATCAAATTGATTAAACGTGGGGGAACACTCTCACCAATCACCTGGCATATTGTGTTACGCGTAACTGCTTTACCAGAAACCGAAAACGAATAATTATAATCAGCTATTGTTTGAATAATCATAGCCTCATACAAAGACAATGCTCTATTTTGTGTTGGATGTATTTTTTTATCAGAAGCAATGGCATGCATTTTCTGGGTCAATGTTGGGGCTGGTTTATCCCATTCCATTCGCCTATAGGCTGTATCAAATCCTCGTATTAATCGTCTTTCACCTGTTTTTGAATCAAGCACAGTTGGTCTAGGAAGAAGTTCACCACATTTTTCGCAGTAAATCGGTGTACTCTTGTTTGATTGATGTATACCATCATCATAATTACTACCATGTACTGGATTTCCTTGGAACATACACTTCGGATTACAACACTGATTATTAAAGGCAGTACTGCCCTCTGGGGTGTTTTTTATCCAAACCAGCTTTTCATCCTCGATTATCGGAACAGTATGATATTTATTGAAACTCAAAAGTTCATTTTTTCCGAACTCTGCAGATAACGGTGGTAATTTACCAATAGCATCTCGCAATGTAACCCATCTTTTCGTAAACAAAGAACCGTCTTCCGAATGCGTTCTTGGAGGTAAAAATGACCCAGTTTTCTCCAAAAGTTTTTTTCCTTCTATGTCGCGAGTAAAGATAGTAATTAGTCTTTTTCGCATCTGAGGAATCCCGTAGTCAGCACAATTTACAACCTCTGCCTTTCCGGCATATTCATCACCAAGTTCTCTATGGATATACTCGATAATACTTATATAATTTCCATCTTCATCGGATATTACGGTTTGATCCATTGTAGGAACATTCTCAAGCAACAACCAATGTGGATGTAACCGATTAACAATTTCTATTGTTGGAATGATCAACCTATTTCTCGGATCTTCTTTTGCACGCCTTCCTTCCCGAACCTCACGCAGGAGTTTGCCCGCTCCATTTGATGACATTCCTTGACAGGGAGGTGTCGCATAAATTAGAAATGGTTCCTCATCAAAGCATTCCGACCAAGCATGAATAATGTCCTCTTTTTTCTCCCAAATGTCTCCGCAGATATTATTCACTGAAGGATAATTCTCAGCATATAAATCGCATCTATTTTTCAGTAATTCGTTACTCACTAGGATAGATAATCCGGCAGCCTCAATCCCTAATTCCCCTATGCCAGCTGATGAAAAAAGACTCAAGACAGTTTTTTTCTTCTCCATTT